GCTATACGAGGACTCAAATATAAAAACACGTAACGAGAACGGCCAGACAAAATCAGGTATGTACTCTCTTTACATTCCAATGGAATGGAATTTCGAGGGTTATATTGACAGATACGGAATGCCTGTATTTAGAAAGCCAGAAACTCCAGTAACAGGAATAGATGGTAGACTAATAACAAACGGAGCTATAGATTATTGGGAGAATGAGGTTGCATCTCTAAAGAATGATGCAGACGCATTGAATGAGTTTTATAGACAGTTCTCCAGAACAGAGTCTCACGCGTTTAGAGACGAGAGTAAGGCGTCTTTGTTTAACTTAACAAAGATCTATCAACAGATAGACTATAATGACTCTCTAATAAGAGATCAAATACTAACTAGAGGATCGTTTCACTGGAAGAACGGAGAGAAGGACACTCAGGTTATTTGGACTCCTGATCCAAGGGGTAGATTCCTTGTTTCTTGGATTCCTAATTCAGCAATGCAGAACCAAGTAGTTTATAAGAATGGAAACAAGTACCCTGGTAATGAGCACATTGGTGCTTTTGGTTGCGACCCTTACGATATATCCGGAACTGTCGGAGGAGGGGGATCAAATGGATCTCTACACGGACTTACTAAGTTTAATATGGATAATGCTCCTAGTAACCATTTCTTTCTTGAGTACATAGCTCGTCCTCAGACGGCAGAGATATTTTTTGAGGAGGTTCTTATGGCTTGTGTCTTTTACGGGATGCCAATTCTAGTGGAGAATAATAAACCTAGACTACTATATCACTTTAAGAATAGAGGATACAGAGGGTTTTCAATGAACAGACCGGATAAGCACTTCACGAATCTGTCAAAAACAGAAAGAGAGCTTGGAGGTATACCTAACTCGTCTGAAGATGTGAAACAATCGCACGCGGCCGCTATTCAATCTTACATAGAAAAGTATGTTGGAATGGATACTGAAGGAACTTATAGAGATTCCGACGAGATGGGCGACATGTATTTCACTAGAACTATAGAGGAGTGGGCTAAATTTGATATAAACAATAGAACTAAATTTGATGCCGCAATTAGTTCAGGACTAGCTATTATGGCTAATCAGAAGAACATATACTTGGCGGCAAAGAAAGAGTCGAAAATAAGTGTTAATTTTGCAAAGTATAATAACTCAGGAACTAGAAGTGAACTTATTAGATAAATGAAAGACGTAAAAATAAATATACCTGCAACTGCTTTTCCAAACCAGTTTGCTTCAGACAGGGAAAAGGAAACTTTTGAGTATGGATTGCAGATATCACAAAGTATTCAGTACGAGTGGTTTAGAAAAGATGGTAATAACTCAAGATTCTACGATCAGTGGGGTAACTTCCATAAACTAAGATTATACGCAAGGGGTGAGCAGTCTATAGGTAAGTATAAGGACCAGATAGCCGTTGATGGTGACTTGTCTCATACTAACCTTGACTTTACTCCGGTACCTATTATACCTAAGTTCGTTGACATCGTTGTTAACGGAATGAACGATAGATTATTTAAACCTAAGGCTTACGCACAAGATGCTATGTCTATGGATAAGAGATCTAAGTATCAAGATATGATACAAGCAGACATGGTTTCAAAAGACCTGTTGCTTCAAGTTAAAGATCAGTTCGGAGTAGATGCGTTTGATACTAATCCTGATGAACTTCCTGAGAATAATGAAGAGCTTTCATTATATATGCAGCTTAAGTATAAGCCTGCCATCGAGATAGCTGAAGAAGAAGCTATCAACACTGTATTCGACGAAAATAAATACAACGAAACTAGAAAGAGAGTAGACTACGACATAGCAACTATTGGAGTTGGTATGGCTAAGCACATGTTCCTTCCTGGCGACGGAGTAAGAATAGAGTATGTAGATCCTGCTAATGTAGTATATAGCTACACAGAAGATCCTTATTTTAAAGATTGTTTTTATTGGGGAGAAATTAAGACTGTTCCAATTACAGAGCTTGTTAAAATAGATCCTACACTTACCAACGAAGATTTAGAAGAAATTTCTAAGTATAGTCAGTCATGGTATGATTATTACAACTCAGCTCAATTTTATAATAATAGCTTATTCAGTAATGACACAGCTACTTTATTATATGTAAACTATAAAACAACCAAGAAGATAGTATACAAGAAAAAGATACTTGAAGATGGAAGTTTTAAAATGATAGAAAAAGACGACACGTTCAATCCTCCACAAGAGATGATGGATGAAGGTCGTTTCGAAAAAATAGAAAAGACTATTGATGTTTGGTATGACGGTGTTATGGTTATGGGTACTAATATCATGTTGAAGTGGGAGTTATCTCGTAACATGGTTAGACCTAAATCAGCTTCACAACACGCTATACCTAATTACGTAGCAGTTGCTCCAAGAATGTATAAAGGAAATATAGAGTCTCTTGTTAAGAGAATGATTCCTTTTGCTGATTTAATTCAGATGACACACTTGAAGTTGCAACAAGTTATTGCTAAAGTAGTTCCTGACGGTGTATTCATTGACGCTGACGGACTTAACGAGGTTGACTTAGGTAACGGGGCAGCATACAATCCTGAAGACGCATTGAGATTATACTTCCAGACGGGTAGTGTAATTGGTAGAAGTTACACAGGAGATGGAGAATTCAACAATGCTAGAGTTCCAATTCAAGAACTTAACTCTAATAGTGGACAAGGTAAAATATCTAGTTTAGTAGCTAGTTATAATCATTACCTAAGCATGATTAGGGACGTAACAGGATTAAACGAGGCTAGAGACGGATCGAATCCTGATCCTAACTCATTAGTAGGTGTTCAAAAGTTAGCTGCTCTTAATTCAAATACAGCTACAAGACACATACTAGAGTCTAGTTTATTTGTTACTAAATCATTAGCCGAAGCTATATCATATAGAGTAGCTGATATTTTAGAATACTCTGATTTTAAAGAAGAGTTTATCAATCAAATTGGCAAATATAACGTAGGTATATTAGACGAGATTAAGGATCTATACATTTATGACTTTGGAATCTTTATAGAAGTATCTCCTGACGAAGAAGAAAAGGCTCAGTTAGAACAAAATATTAGTTTGGCGTTATCTCGTGATTCTATTTACTTAGAGGATGCGATTGATATTAGAGAGATGAGAAATCTTAAGCTAGCTAATCAGCTGCTTAAACTTAAGAGAAAGAAAAAAGAAGAGCAACTGCAAAAGAACGAACAAGCCAAGCAACAAATGCAAGGGCAGATTCAAATGCAGTCACAGCAAATGGCAGCTCAAACAGCAATGCAAAATATACAGGCTGAGACTCAGTCTAAAATGCAGATTAAGCAGGCAGAAGTTGCTTATGAAATTGAGAAGATGAAGAGTGAGGCTCAATTGAAAATGGAGCTTATGCAGATGGAATTCCAAATGCAGATGCAGCTTAAAGGAGCTGAATTTGAAACTACCAAAACTAAAGAGCAATTAAAAGAAGAAGCAAAAGATAAGCGTATAAGCTTACAGAATACACAACAATCTAAGCTTATCGACCAAAGAAAAAATAACCTTCCTCCAATGAACTTTGAATCTACAGAGGATAGTTTAGATGGGTTTGATTTAGCTGAATTCGAGCCTAGATAGTATAAAATTATAATTAAGTAACTTTGCAAAAAATTAAATCAAATGGAAAACACTTTCACTGTAAGGGACTTGGGTGTCGCCGAACAAAAATCAGTACAGGAAGTTGAACAAGAGTTATTGGCTAAGCATGAAGAGAGTATTGCTGAACCAGAACATGTAGAAGTTCAAAACGAGACTGAAGTAGAATTACCAGCAGAGCCAGTAAAGGCAGAGCTAGAAGATAATGACGTTCTTTCATATATTAAGAACAGATACGGAAAAGAAGTAAACTCTATCAATGATCTTTTTGCGGAAAGAGAAGAAAAGAAAGAGGACTTACCAGAAGACGTAGCTGCGTATTTTAAATACAAAAAAGAAACTGGACGTGGAATTGAAGATTTTGTTAAACTAAACAGAAACTTTGATGATATGGATCCAGATGATTTATTAGTTGAGTACTACTCTCAAACAGAAGAGGACTTAGACAGAGATGATATTCAATATATGATCGAAGATAAGTTTGCTTACGATGAAGAGTTTGATGATCCTAAGGATATCAAGAAAAAGGAAATCGCTAAGAAAAAAGAGCTTGCTAAAGCTAAGAAGTTTTTTGATGAGTACAAAGAAACTTATAAGACGCCTCTTGAGTCAAAAGGTGGATTGGTTTCGGATGACGAAAAGGAAACTTACAATGCTTACAAGAAATATGTTCAAGATTCCACTAGTCAACAAGAAGAGAATCTTAAGAAGTCTCAATACTTCCAAAAGAAGACTGAAGAACTTTTCTCTGATGAATTCAAAGGTTTTGATTTCAATGTAGGAGATAAGACAATTAAGTTTTTGCCTGGAGATGTTGCAGAGATTAAGAAGGCACAATCTGATGTTACCAATTTTATATCTAAGTATTTAGATGAAAATGGATTGATTTCAGACCATGTTGGTTACCATCGTTCATTAGCTGCCGCTATGAATCCAGAAAAAGTTGCTAAGTTCTTTTATGAACAAGGTAGAGCAGAGGCGTTATTAGATAACACCAAAAGAATTAAGAATATAGATATGGAGATGAGAAACTCTCCACAATCAATTGCTCAGTCTGGATTTAAAGTTGTTGCATCTGATGGAGATAGCGGAAGAGGACTAAAAATAAAAAGTAATAGAAACAATTAAAAACTAAAACAAAATGGCTGGATCAGTACAAGCAACCCCAGGGTTTGCATTACAACCAAGTGCTACAAGACAAACTTTAAGCACTAACTACATTACAAATTTCGACTTCTTGAATCAGTATCTTCCTGATACTTACGAGAAAGAATTCGAGCGTTACGGAAATCGTTCTGTTGCATCTTTCTTAAGAGCAGTAGGAGCTGAAATGCCGTCTAACTCAGACCTTATCAAATGGGCAGAGCAAGGTCGTCTTCACACTAAATACATTGACTGTGCTTCTGACGCAGCTGTAGGTGGAGATACTGCTACAATTACAGTAAGTGATGCTTTAACAGGTTCTATCGCTTTCAAACCAGGTCAAACAGTTTTCTTATCAGATAATGCTGCTGCTGCTAACTCAAACAAAGCAATCATCACTTCTGTTGATTATACTACTGGTACTTTTGACGTAGCTTACTACGAAGCTGCTGGACAGTCTTTCGCTGCTACTGCAACTGTTACTGCTTTTGTTTATGGTTCTGAATTCAAAAAAGGAACTGAAGGTCAAACTGAATCTTTAGAGGCTCAAGACGATATCTTCGAAAACAGCCCAATCATCATCAAAGAGAAATACGCTGTTTCTGGTTCTGACATGGCTCAAATCGGATGGGTTGAAGTAACTACTGAAAATGGTGCTACTGGATACTTATGGTACATTAAATCTGAGCACGAAACTCGTTTACGTTTCGAAGATTACTTAGAAATGTCTATGATCGAAGCTGTTCCTGCTGAGGCTAACTCTGGAGCTGTAGCTAATACTGCTTTTGGAAACAAAGGATCAGAAGGTTTATTCTACGCTGTAGGACAAAGAGGTAACGTATGGTCAGGTGGTAACCCAACTGCTTTATCTGATTTTGACGCTATCATCCAACGTTTGGATAAGCAAGGAGCTATCGAAGAGAACGTATTGTTCATCAACCGTCAATTCTCTTTTGATATCGACGATATGTTGGCTGCTCAAAACTCTTACGGAGCTGGTGGAACATCTTACGGATTGTTCGACAACGATAAAGAAATGGCATTAAACTTAGGATTTACAGGATTCCGTAGAGGTTACGATTTCTACAAAACTGACTGGAAATACTTAAACGACGCTACACTTAGAGGTGGAGTTGTTGGAGGTGCTATCAATGGTGTATTAGTTCCTGCTGGATCTACTACTGTTTACGATCAAGTACTTGGTAAAAACGCTAAACGTCCATTCTTACACGTTCGTTACAGAGCTTCTGAAACTGAAGACAGACGTTACAAAACTTGGATTACTGGTTCTGCTGGTGGAGCACAAACTTCTAGCTTAGATGCTATGGAAGTTCACTTCTTGTCAGAAAGAGCTTTATGTACTTTAGGTGCTAACAACTTCTTCTTGTTCGAGAACTAGAAAATAGTTAACAATATACCAGGGTGTAACAGCCCTGGTTATTTTTTTAAATTTAAAATCTTATCAAATGGCAAATCAAATTTCAAGTACAGACAAGATGTACGTACTTAAGAAAAAAAACACCCCGCTATCTTACATGTTAGCATCAAGAAACACACGTAGATCTCCGTTACTACACTTCGACGGAAAATCAAACAGACCTTTAAGATATGCAGTTAACCAAAAGAGCCCGTTCGAAGACGAACAGGATGGTAACGCTATTTTAGAACCTATTGTATTTGTAGACGGCGCATTAAAAGTATCAAAAACAAATCCAGTACTACAATATTTTTTAGAACTACACCCTGGTAATGGCCAAGTATTTGAAGAAGTAAACACTGAAAAGGATGCTTCATCTGATATTGAAAAATTAACTAGTGAATTAGATGCTCAAATTGCAGCTAGAGATTTAGATATCGACTCTTTAGAGGCTGTAGCTAGAGTTCTATTAGGATCTAAAATTGATAAAATGTCTACTGCTGAATTAAAGCGTGACGTATTTGTTTATGCAAGAAATTATCCAATGTCGTTCTTAGAGATGTTGAATGATCCAATGTTACAGTTACGTAACACATGTGCTAAATTCTTTGAGTACGACTTATTAAAGTTAAAGAATAAAGGTAGAGATATCTACTTTAATCTTCCACAAAACAAGAAAAAATTATTGACGGTACCTTTCGGGGAAAATCATATTTATATATTAGCTTCTTATCTACAGACAGATGAAGGTATTGAGGTGTTGAGATTACTTGAGAATAAAATCGAGTAAATTACTTTTCTTTTTATGTTTAAAGGCGCTCTTTTACAGGGCGCTTTTTTTTATTATCTTTGTAAAAAGTTTTTAAGAATGATAAACTCGGTAAGAAATACTGTATTGTCTGTAGCTAACAAGAATAATTTTGGGTATATTACTCCAGATGATTTTAACTTGTACGCTAAACAAGCGCAGTTAGATATATTTGAAGACTACTTCTATCAGTATAACACATGGATACTAAAGCAGAACGCTAGACAGTCTGGAAGTGGATATGCAGATATAGTTAAGAACGTAGAAGAGGTTATTGACAGCTTGTCTTCAACAGCTTCACTAACGTTTCAAAGTCCGGTATTTAATTTACCAAGTGACTTTTATTATCTGAACACTGTAAGATATGGATCAAAAGAGGTGGATAGGGTATCACAAGATAAGATACTAAACCTACTTTCTTCTAATTTAACAGCTCCGTCAATACTTTATCCAGCGTATGTTTTAGAGGGAGATAGTATTAAGGTATATCCAACAACAATAGCATCAAACGTTAGTACTCAGTATATTAGATACCCTAGAGATCCTAAGTGGACGTATACTTCGTTGTCAGGAGGAGAGCCGCTATTTAATCAATCGGCATCTGATTACCAGGACTTCGAATTGCCTTTGTCAGACGAGCCTTTACTAACAGCTAAGATACTTCAGTTTGCTGGTATATCTATTAG